GGGCAGACGGGTTCAGGTTCGAACCATCGGGAATGAACGGCACCGAGGTGGTGACGCCATCCTTCTTGGTGTTGATCAGTGCCTGCGGCACGACGTCGGTGAAGACCAGTCGACGCAGGTAGTACGCCACGTACTGCACGCCGCCGACGCTGACGAAGGTACGCAGGCCGTAGCGGGCACGCTGGGTAGCGTCCAGATCGTCGGTCGCCCGACGCAGGACGAAGGGCAGGTGACCGTACAGAGCCGCATCCGTAGCGGAGTGCTTGATGGGGCTGGTGTAGGGCTGACCATCGACACCGGCTTGGTTGCGATGGCCCTTGTTGCCGATGGCGAAGTAACGCGCACGCGGCACGGCTTGGTTGGCCGGGATGACACCAGCATGGATGCCGAACTTCTCATTGAGAGTGGTGTTCTCCCAATGGGTGTAGGGCAGACCCAGGTACTGCAGGGTCTGCAGCCGGCTACCGTACACGGTACGAGTGATCTGGGAAACGCGAGTGATGCTTGCCATGGTCGGACCTAATGTCTAGTGGTTTACGAAACGATGAGGGCACGAATGCACTTGGGCACTTTCGGCCAGACCACATCGGGGAAAGACGGTTGCTGCGGGACGTCACGAAGACGCTGGGCGTAGTTCGCCACGTCTTGAATGTGATCCGGGTCAATGCTGGGATGAACGCCGAAATTGACCTGGTTACTGTGGCGCTGCAGGATGTCACTGACCGTACGCAGCAGCAGGTCCCGTTGCACGCGGACTTGCTCATGCTTGGTCAACTGACACAGCGGAGTTTGCTGGGGCTGGTGATGTGCCAGCGAGAACGGTCGAGACATACCTGTGACCTTAGTAAGAGATGCCATAAAATAGACGATGCGAAGCGGTAGTTGCCTACCGCCTCGCACCGACCATCTGTTTTACGCTTCGATTTCAGCAGTGCCTGCATCCGGCGCGGGGAGGGCGGCCACGCTCGGGGCCTCCAGCTGCAACACCGGATTTTCAGCGGCGCGCTGTTGTTCCAACGCCAGCTTCTCCAGGTCCAGGGCCGACTGCCGTTGCAGGGCGCGCTGGTTGAAGAAGTAGTCGTAGGCAGCCTTGATGATCATCACCACGCCAGCGACGGAGATCTTGGACAGGTCAGCGCCGGTCACCGGATCTTTCAGGGTGTTGGGCGGGACCGGGGTCAGACCCATCAGGTCTTTGAGTTCGACATGCAGGATGTCGTTCTCATCGCCCACGCGGCGGAACTGATCGCCGGTGAACAGGTAGACGTAGCCGTTGAAGATCGCACGCACCTCTTCGGTGGTGGGATCATAGAACAGCTGAATCTGGTGGGTCAGCATTTCACCCACCAGGCCGTTGCCCAGAGCGATGAAACGTGCGTTGGTCGGAGTTGCGTCGGCCACGGGGAGTTCCTCAGGTTAAAGAAGGCTTCACATTATTGATCATCCGCGGCCGTTGGCGTTGGCTGAACAGTTGAACGGGAGAATGCCGGTGAGTGCTACACCGCCAGCGCCGATCTGTACGTAAGTGGTCAATTGATCGCTACCACTGTAGAAACCATCGGACCACGCACTGGCGCTACATATCCCAGCGCTCTGGTCCAGCGATTGCCAAGGACCGAAGTTGTTCTGGTCGTAGTAACTGATGCGAAATTGATACTCGCCCGGGGATCGGCCATCAGGCAACCAGCGATAGGCATCGTAAGAGCCACCGTTTTCCTGGTACACGGCCATGACCCCGTCGTTACGCATGGTGATGTTGCACGAAGCTGAACCACCGCCATTACTTACGAAGATTTCATCAGACGCAGACAGCGACTGGAACGTCGGAGCCGGCGGCGCTGTAGTTTTATCGGCACCGTTGAACTGCCTGAAACGCCATCCTGCTCGCTCAGTGGAAATGTTACCGGTGGTGGAATTGGTAGGTACCAGCGCACCATTGCGCAAATACTCACTTGCACGACCATTTCCGCCAAACACGCTGCGGATCTGGGACATGCGTACGGGGAAATTAACTGCCATTGTTCGGATCTACGGAAGTTGGTTATTGCGATTCTTGCTGACTTCCAATGTCCGAAAGAACTACTTAGAGAGGACGACCCACTGTGAGTTCCACAATGATGTTCTTGCTGACGGTCGTACCGGCCGCATCGCGTACGGTGACAGTAGCTGTGGTGGAAACAGAACGGGTGGCGGAGAAAGATGCGGTGTTACCATTTTGACGCAGGTTAGCACCTGAGCCACCGGACCACGTGACAGTATATCCGCCTGCACCGCCCGAGGGACTGGCCACAGACGAACCGGCTGCAGTACCGGCATTGACCTGATTGAACACGTCCGGTGCGCTGACGCTGAGCGGGGAAGACGTATTGACATCGGCACCGCCGAATTGACGAAGCCTCAGAGAGTTGACGTCAGTGGAGATGTTTTGATTGGCTGAGTTGTTGGGGACGCGACCACCATTACGGGTAAGACCGCGCAGGTTCGTACCGCCAAACATTCCCAACGCTTCGCGCAATGAGGGGGTTGGACCTAGAGGCATAAAAAGTTCCCAGTAAATGCCCGGGAGGTTGCCCTCCCGGGACTGACTTACTTCTTCATCAACTTGGCCATCTGACGCTGCAGAGTTTTGATGCTCTTCAACGCCTGTGCCAACTGACGATCCTTACGCTTGACGTGCGCCTTCAACCGGATGACCTCATCTTCCACGGCGTTGACCTGATAGGCCACCACTGCGGTCAACTTGGACTGCGTCAGACGCAGCTTACCGGTTTGCTCATCCAGCTTGACTGCTTCGGGGTATTGCTTTTGCACTTCCTGTGCGATGAAGCCGATGTCGAGCGAACCATCTGCACGCCACTGGAAACGAACCGGGCGCAACCGTCCATTGTAGCGGAACGGCTTGATGTTCTTCTTCATCGTGCGATCGGAGTTGATCGCAAAGTCGTAACCGTAGAACGTACCGTCGGACTGGATCGAGGCCTTACCGGCAACTGCCCCCGTACCGAAACCGAAGTTCAGGTGACCACCCACCGAGTACATGGAGATGTGAGCGCCACCGTCGATCAGGCCGTAACCGCCACCGTAGTTGCCGTAGGCCCGGAAAGCGGCTGCCGATGCGTACTGCTGGGGGTTGTGGACCGGACCGTTGACCTCGAACCATGCCGCCTTCATGGCTTTGCCATTATAGACCTGCACGTACGTGGTGTCGGTCATGTAGATACCGCCACCGTAGTCACTACTGAACCAACCAGTTTGGCCGGTGGAGCGGAACCAGTTGTTGCACGACATGGAACCGGCATTACCCGAATCCCAACCGGCGTAGAATCGCTGAGCGCCGGCCATGCCCGTTACAGCCAAGTTACTGCCCATGGACACGCTACCGCTGTTCA